GGATAAGATTTCATTTTAACAATTCCTGCCCATACATCCTTTTGAGCAGGTTTAATATTAAATCCTTGTCGGTAAAGTTCTTCTATTGATTTGGGTTCGGCTGCATCTGCGTAGATTGTTGCTCGTTCAGGCACTTTTTCTTTTATCAATCTTGTAAGGTCGGATAATGTAAGACCGCTTTGATAAATTATTTCCTCAAAGTAATTTTCTCCTTCGTGATGTGTAACCTTTATAAGTGCAGCTGGATGCACATATCCAAAGTCAAGCCCATAGAATACATCTCCTTCAGGTGCGGTGTCGTAAAGTTTCCATTGGGTGTAGATTAATTCTTTTGCTGCACCTCTTTGACCTAATCCGTAAACCTTCCACATAAAGTCATCAGGTAGGTTTTTATACTGCTCTATGTTTTTTATTTGTGATTCGGATAGGTTTGGTAAGTTGTTTAGGTAGGTAGAATGGATGCGTTTGTTTTCAGGATTGTCGGCAACTTCGTAAACCCAATTAACAAAGTCAGCAGGATTCCAATCAAGGAAAACCTTACCTGTGGTTCTCATTAGTAATTGGTCGTAAAGTGTACGCTTGATTAAGTTGGCTTCATTGATGAATAGAACATCCCTTGCTGGTCCTCTTGCCTTGCTTTCATCTTCTAATCCAAACAGTTCAATGTAAGAACCATTGGGATAAGTGTATATAAAATCGGAAAAGCTAAAGTCATTGTCTTGCCATAAACCCCAATTCTCCATTATGGATTTAAAATCCCTATAAACTCCACGTTTAATATGTGGAAGGGAATGAGATACTATTGAAATCCTAGTCTTTGGATTGTTGTAGGCTATCTCAATTAATAACTGAACAATGGAATAAGATTTTGAAGAACGAGTCCCACCTTCATTGCAAATGACAGGATAAGTGCTTTCGTATGCTTTTTTGTTGGCAAAGAATACAGGTGTTGCATTAATCTTCAATTGGTTTACATCGGTCATCTTCTTGTATTACTATTTGAACGCTACCTTGAATGTTTGCGTTTATGTCGGTTGTTTGTTTTGCTCTGCCTTCTAATCGGTCAAGTATTTCCTGATAAGCCTTTAAATCCCCTTTGAATGCCTTTTGTAATACCATCATATCCAATTGCTCTGCAACTGTGAACTCTTCTTTTTCCCCTGTAATTGGGTTGGTTTTTATTTGCACTAATTCAAGTAAACGCAAAAGCCTTGTTTTACTATTTGGTATTCCTTTAGGTCTGCCATTAGGGTTTCTTACTTCTCCTTTTTGTGCTGGTATTAAATTTTGTTCGTTTGCCATTTTCTCTAATCACTTTCTAAATTAACTACAAAGGTACTCCGTTCTTTTTGATTATCAAGGTTGGGTCTAGTTTCTTCATTCGGTCCACGATAACTTGGCAGTATTTTTCACTCATTTCCATACCGTAACAAACTCTTTTCATTTGATGTGAAGCTATCATTGTTGTACCGGAACCGCAAAAAGGCTCAAATATTAAATGGTCTAATTCTGCAAATGCTTCAACTAATTGCCCATATAATTTAACAGGCTTTGGACAAGAATGAAATTCTCTTAATGATTTTCCGTGCAATTCCTCTTTTTCAACCATTAATTCAATTACATCATTATCTAATTTTTTCCTTGGTGGGTCTAATATTAATATTGGTTCCCAAGTAGATGCACCTCCTACTCCATTCCCAGCTTGAGCAAATTTCTTAAACCAAACTGCTACTTTAGTATTTCCAAATCTTGAAATATCCCTTGATAAATTCATTAAACCCGGTGTCCAAACCTTTCCGCATTGATGCAAAGCAAATACATCAGCAACTAATTGAGCATTAACATCGCTATCATTATCCTTATGTTTATCATATTCATAACCTATTCCGTAAGGTGGGTCAGTTAAAACTAAATCTGCTTTTCTTCCATTCATTAACTTATCAATATGTTCAGGATTTGTACTATCTCCACATAATAAACGATGCTTTCCAATCTCAATAATATCTCCATAAACAAATTCAGTATCTATTTCATTAGGTATTTTAAATTCATCATCTTTAGCCTCTAAAACATCAGCATCAAAGTTTGGTATGTCTAATCCCCATTCCGTTAATTCTAAAGCATCCCAATTGTTTGCTAGGTCATCCCAATCCCATTCTCCATAACCTACGTTATCTTTTACAATAAATTCTTTTTTCTTATCCTCGCTTAAATTGTTTGCGTGTATTACAGGAACATCGTTAAGCCCAGCTTCAATACAAGCCTTTAGTCTCATATTACCACCTAATACCATATTGTTTTCATCTATTACAATAGGGCGGAGTTCAAGCATTTGGGGGAAATCTTGGATTGACTTTACAAGTTGTTTAAACTTAACATCCTTTATGATTCTCGGATTGTTTGGGTTTGGTTTGATTTCGTTGATTAACATTATCGGTTCTTTGTTGGTGTTCTAATGGATGCAGTTTGTGGTGTTTCTTTTTTATTTAGGTCTTTAAATCCTAACGACTTCGCACATTGGTAACATTTTACTTCGTGTTTTGGCAATTTAGATTCCCAAACATAGTTTTCCATTATGCAACCACATTTGCACTTGTATTTTCTTTTACAAAATGTATCTTTCATTATCCTTGTCGGTTATATGGTTTTGTTGGTTTGTCTTTCGGTCCGTTACTTTTTTTGTACTTACCTTTTTTTCTTGTGCCAAAGTTTACCTTACCAGCTGCGTTTAGTTTCGCCATTATTTATACTTTTCAATTATTTCGTTTAATTCAGTCCTTGACCATTTCTTTATGAGCCTGTGTTGGCTTTCTAGGTGTAAAACCATTCTTTCTCCTATTTTATCAATTAGGTTTCTTCTGTACCCTATCAGGTGGAATTGGTCAAAGCCATTGCAAGATTTACATTCTCCGTTTACGTTGTATTCATCAAACCTTAATGCAGAACTTCCCTTAACAGGAACGTAATGCCCAGCATCCATAACTTCATAATCCTTTACTTGACCGCAACTAATACAAGTAAAATATCCATCTTGACTGTCTCTAGTCCTAATGTATCGGTTGAATATTTGTTGTGCCTTTGCGGTTAATCTTGGAATTGATTGTAAAGCCATAATGCAAAACTAGGGATTAACTTGTACACGAACAACTAAATGCTGGACTTAAATCGGTAAGGTCTTGTCCTGTAAATAAATCGTTTTGTGCGTAGTTTAATAATTGTTTGTAGGTTGTATCTCCAAAGTATGTATGCCCTTTGCCTTTTAATTTGCTCAATTCCTCATCTTCAATCCATTCGGTTGCTAATTCAGGATATGACCTTAAAATATTTATAATTGCGTTTTTGCCTTTAAGGAAACATAAAGTGCAATTTCCTAAAATAGCTGGTATTTCCAATGTGTAAGGTTTTTTACTCCAATAATCATTCACTTGAGCCTTATCAATTCCTTGTTCGTATAAAGGAAATACAGGATGAATATAGGCTTGTCGTTTCTCATATCCTTTAACCCTTCGTTCCTCATCTGCCCTAAATCCAACTAGCCACTCATAGTTTTGTTTGCCATAATTTGCCCTTAACCATCTTTTAGCGGTTTTAATCTTTAATTCAATGGTGCATTCTCTTTTAACTCGGTTGGGTATTAATCTCCATTTCTTATGTTCCAGCATACCTCTAAATCCGCCTTCATAACTTATCCTTGTTACAGGTATATTTTCGTGTGCCTCAAAGTCATTTATAAATTTATAAGTCTTTGGATGTTCCCTTCCTGTATCAGCAAATAAAACAATATCCCCTTTACGATAGTTCATTATTGTCATTAATGCACTTGTCTTTCCACCGCTAAAATTTATTACTCTTTTCATTTTATTGTTCTAAATATTATAATTCGGTCTTGATAGGTAAATCGTTTCTTGTTTACAGGGTTTAAACTTTGTTTAATTTGGTATTCATTTACTCCTGTTACTCTATGTGCATAGGCTACTGATTTAAATATTGTTTCTTGTTTGTTGTCTAGGTATATCATTCTCACTTGTTGTGCGTTTTCTGCTCCGTTCATATAGTCGTTTTAATTCGTAGTAAAAATCAAATGTTACCAATATGGTAATGGCAAGGATAAAGCCTATAAATATCCTTGTAAACTCTATTGTTAGTTTAAATATTTCTTTCATAGTTGGTTATTAAAGTGCATCATTAAAGAATATTTTTTACATTGTTGTCGCATAGTCTCCTCATCTATTAACATATCCTGTGGTCGTTTAGAATCAGCTAAAAATACTGCTCTTACTTTTGCTTTAATCATATCACCTTGTTCCTTTGATATTTTAATTTGTTTACGCTTCCATAAGTAGTCAAATACTTGATGGTTTAAGAACTTCCAATTCTTTTGCTCCGATTTATCCCACCATTCCTTTTCATCCTTGATTGCTTGTTCTTCATTTATCTGCATTGATGTTTCTTTTATTTCGTTTATTTGTGTCTTTTGCCTTACCTGTACTGCTATCTTTTTGTAAGCTGACATTACTTCCCCTATTAATTTGGGGTTAAAAATGATATGTTTTTCAACTGATAACTTATCTGCTGCTAACATTTCAAAGGCGGTTTTTAATTCCTTTAGTTTAAATATTCCGTAGTTATCCATTACAAAATCTACAATAAAGTCAAAATCATCCATTGCTGGTGTTTGTGTTCCGCTTAATTGTAAACAGGTTTTAAGTACTTCTTTTACTTCTATTTTTGAGCATTTACTAATACTCATTGAATTGATTGCCTCGTAAATTTTAACCTCGTATTTATCGGTTAATTTAGAGACTGTTTCTTCTTGCAGCTTCACGCTCGGCATAAGAGAGTTGCTGATTTGGATTAATTCGTTTTGCATTTGGGTTAAAGTTTATATCTATGAATTTATTATTTGCCATATCATCTGCCATCCAATTTTTAGCGGTTGCTATCCAATCTACTTTTTTATTGTTTTTAGAATCCGACCAATTTTTAACTTTTTCGTAGTAAAAATTAAAGTTAGCACCTTCGTATTGAGTTCCAATAAAAGCTGCACTAAAAACTTCAATATCATTATAAATACTATCCCTAAAAAGGATAGGTAAATCCTTTACTTTAGTTTGTTTTACTTTAGTTTCCTTTCCTTTTATTTCCTTTACTTTGTTATTTTCTGTTATAGCGTTGTTATCATTTGTTATAACATCTTTATTTTTCCATCTATTTTCCATACCTTTTTTACCAGCGTACGATTTTAATTTTCTTTTTTCATCTTGTAATTCTTTGTTATATAAAACTCTTTCACTCCAATAAAATTCATTATCAGTAACAAATAAACCTATTTCAATACAACTGTTATAAAAGGCGGTTAACTTTGTTATATCAATGTTAAGTTGATAGCAAATTCCACTAAATAATTTACATTTTAATTTAGAATCTTGACTTTGGTGCATTAATTCAATAAAATACCAATAAAGTCCATAACCTTCCATTCCGTAAATTGAAAGTAAATACAAAATTTTTTCATCATTTGCAGCATTAAAATCGTGCTGGAAATAATATGACTTGTTGTGCATAAAATAAAATAGCCCCATTGAATCCCTACCAGTCGGATTGGTAGTTCATCGCAAGGGCAATAAGTTCTTAATGAGTATCCGACACTCAATGCAAATATAAGCTATTTAACCGAATATTGGGCAATCTGCTTTTTATTCTCCAGCTTGATTGTTCTTGTTACAATATTCATTCCTTCGTTCCTTAAATCGGCTATTCGTGCTGCTAATCTAAAGCAACCGAATTTATTTAAGGCATCAATTGGGGTTAGCTTTTTACCCTTGTTTAAATAGTCTGCGATTTGTTTGTTTTGGCTCATAGTTTATGGTTTTAATAAAAAATAGATGAATTAGTTAATTTAAAATAAAGGTTTAAATATTTCATTTGCCCTTTATTATCATAAGAAGCTACAAAACCTCCTGTGGATGTTTGTATTATATTTTCCTCATAAGCAGTATTTAATAAGTCTTTAGCACATTCTTTTAAATCTTTTATAGTTGGAATACCTTTATTGTGCCATTCCCAATTGAGTGATTTCATTACAAATTGTACTTTATTAAAATCAAATTTATTTAACATTGCTTCAATTGCTTCATCTTTTGTTGTAATAATTTGTTCATTCATATTACTATTTTAAAAAGTCAGGTAAATCATTATCTTCCAATTCTTGCTGGTTTTGGGCAAACTCCTTTTTAGCTTCCCAAACATATTCTTTTCCGTTACCGCAATATTCCTTCTTGGCTTTCTCTGCCCTTTCAGTTGCGGTTTGTCCATTGTAAACTGTGTGGGTATTTTCAAACTTATCTAATTCTTTACGTTTCTCAACTACAATCGTAGCGTAGTGATTGCCGTTTTTGTGTTTAGTAAATTTGATGTCCTCTTTTTTTAGATTTAATACAATCATTGTTTTTAATTTAAGTGTTTATTAATTTGTTCTTCTTCAATTTGGTTTTCGGTTTGCCTATCATCTTCCAGCTCATCTTCATCTAAATTTTCCCAATCGCAATGCTCGTGGCATTCAGGACAAAGGTCGTAGGATATTTCGCTTTCGTATCCGCAGCAAGTATTAATTAGCATATTCTTCAAAGTTTTCGCTAAAATCACTCGTTGGCATAAATGGTTTTGGCTGGGTTAATAATGGGGTTACAGGATAGTGTTTGGCTTTGTATTCTTTAAGTTTGGCTCTTGCTTTTTTTATTTCCGCTTGATATTCCTTTTTCCAAAACTTATGGCAAGATTGATACTTCCATTCGTAGTAAGAAACATTGTCTCTTAATTTTTGTAGTTTAAAGTCTATCATAATGTTGATTGTTTGGTTTTAAATATTTCTTTCAATTCAGGACTTGCATCAACTAATCCCATATTGTATGAATATAGCGTTTTAAGTTCCGTTTTTGATACGCAAAGGTCAACGGCTAACTCTACATCTAATTCCGTAAGATGTGCCTTTAAATAGGCTGATTCATCCGCTTGTTGCATTTCCTCGCTGGTGTATATCCCTGACAAATC